AACCTAACTCTGTGGCCACTTTATCAAATTGATTCGTAAAATGTGCCATCTGGTCTGCGCTGTTTTCGTCACCAGTCAGAACTTTATAAATCGGGTCGATGATGACTGCGATATAATTCTTCTTCAAAGCTCTGCGAATGAGCTTAGGCGCTAGCTTGTCCATCGGTACGGTCTTTCCACGCAAATTCCAGATATCAATGTTGTTGATATTTTGCGGAGCCAATCCCATTGCATGGTAGACATCGCGGAATCGATGCAAGGCGGACGGACGGTCTAGTTCCAGATTGACATAGAGGACACGCCCTTGGGTACAATCCCAGCCTAGCCACTTCTTACCCTCTGCAATCGCAATCGACATCTCAATCAAAGCGAATGACTTACCAGCCTTGGACGGACCAGCAATCAGCATTTTGTGACCTTGGCGAAGGACGCCTTTAATCAGCTCAGGCGCCAATTCTGGCAAGTTATCCCAGCTGTCAGCCAACCCTTCAGGATCCGGCAGGTCATCGTTTAAATCCTCGATGTATTGATACCATTCATCCCAATCAGCTTTACCAATGTTGGTGTCTACCAAAAATTGCTTCTGGCCATTTCGGATAAATCCCGGCATGCGTGATAGCCTGCTTGGATTTTTATTTTGAGTATCAACTATGATTCCATTCTTCTGACAAATCTTGTAAAGGTAATCAACCCGGTTACGGTATTCCTCGTAATTCTTGGCATATACTTTGACGATGGCATGCAGTGATTTATTTCCACTGTGTACCAAGGCTGCAATCGGTAGCTCCAATTCCTTGTAGATAGCATTTTGCTTATCGATTGGCATGCTGTCGGATTCAACCAAGGCATATCTGAAATCTGTCACGTTTTCATTTTTAGCACCTTTTCCATCCATGGGATTGAATCGCACCCATGCGCCAGCTTCTTCGTGATAGTCACCAAGGACAGCTCCAATATCTCCATTACATTCTTGTAAGAGCTGAATCAACTCACCAGCTGTACGGTCGTAAGCTCCCTTTGTTGGCAGCCATTTGACAATCTCGCCAGTTTCGTCGTCAGTCTTGGGGTAGCACTTGGTCACATAACCGACATTTTCACCAGCTTCAAAGAGTGTTTCAAGGTATTTGATGATTTCTTGCACCGGATTCCAAATGGTCGGCTCATGAATTTCCTTACCTTCAATCCAGTCTTTATCAATGACACGATAATCACGGTCAATGGTGTCCGTCCATCCTAACTCATGCGCATTCTCACTGTCATAGCTGGATTGCGACACCCAGCCATTTTCTTTAGCAAGTTGAGTAATCGTCGCACCCGTCACGATAGTTCCTGCTTGTTCATTGAAAGTATCCCATTTCTTGAAACACTCGAATTTCTTGTATCGGCTGTCGTTTTGCGACCAGTTATCCCAGTCAGATGCCGTGTAGCCTTCGTGTTTCAAGGCCATACCGACATTAACCCACGTTTGGTAGTCTACCGTGGCAGGATTGATATAATTTAATAATGGTAGTAAATCAAATTTTTCTTCTGACATTTTTTTCCTTTGCTTGGTCTCTTCTTGGTCTTCTATTATTTGCTTGAGTTTTAGCATCCACCCATCTACAATTAGATGGTTCATAATTGCCGTTAACATCTATACGATCAATAGACAAGTTATCAGCGTATCCATTAGACAACGCCCAATCATGAAATGAAGTATAATTATTTAGCCATTCGTCACATATTTTTATACCGCGCCCACCGTAGTTACTATAAGCAACACATTCGGGATTGTAACAGCGTTTTTTCATACCATGAAAAATTTTAAAGATTCTAGTTTTAGAAAGTCCGTGGGTTGTATGATTCCCCTCTTTTCTAGATTCTTTTTCAAAACATCCGCAAGATGTTATCTTCCCATATCGTAGATGATCACTGCGAATATATTTTTTATTACCACAATCACATTTGCATAGCCAATAAATATATCTTTTTCGGCGTTCAAAACTATTTAATACCAATAATCGTCCAAATCTTATATTAGCTAAATCAATTATTTTTCCCATACTTACACGCTCCTGTTCTGACTTCCTCTCTCACGATTGCACCATGTTCCTCAGTCAAGCTGTTTAAACGATGTCTAATTAGATTAAGCAATGCCCAATGCGAGCTATGCTGTGTGATTAAATCTAAATACGTCTCTGGTTTATCGAGGTCAGGAGCAACCGATAACCATTCATGTAGAATATCTAATGAATCTTGTATTTCACTAACATAAGCAACCAATTCTTCGTAACTGTTTAAAATATTTCTTTGAGCCATAATAAAAACACTCCTTGTGTATGTTGAAAAGAAGTGTCCACTCGTGATATAATAGATTTCACGGAGTTTACACTTCGGGTGGACAGCTTAGAACCGTCTGATTGGCGTTAGGGGTTCTAAGTTGTTTTTTTATTTGAGTAACTCAACCGCTCTGCGAATCGCTTCTGACTTTGTAACCTGTTGATTTTTACAATAACTCTCAAACTTATCGAAAGTTTCTTGTGTCATTCTCACAGTTACACGCTTGTCTTGTGGCTTTTCAGCTTTGGGACGACCTACTGTTTTTTTATTGTCAGTCATGGTTCACCACCTTTCTGTCCGACAACAATTATTATAATTCTTGTCAGACAAATTTGTCAAGTGTTTTTATTAAATTTTCAAAGAACTTTTTTAATTTGGTACATATTCTTTAGGATTAACATTTTGCGGAAGTCTCCAACCGCTGCTTGCTATTCTATTTATCATATTTTTGGCATTTTCAAAGCTCCATAGACCGACATTTCTAAAGCCATATCTTTCCAATAATCGAATCTGCTTTGGTGTGGTCAGACCTTCTGACTGTCGCTTGCTAAGTCGGTCTAGTAACTTGCTGGCTTTACCGTAATTTCCGATTTCGTCAGTAAAAATTCCAAATTTTTCTAAGGCTTGTAACTGATTTTTTGTTGGAGGAGACTGCTCAATTCCGAAGTTAGGCACATAGTTTGACAAATCTTCAGCATGGATAGACATCTCAAATTGCAACGGGTCTACTAGTTTGCGTTTACGCTTGCGCATTTCTTCCAGCTGTTTTGCCAAAGCCTCTTCACGCTGTGCGACAACGTCCTCGGTTGCCTTGACTTCCATATCTTCGAGATCAAGCATGACGCCTGTTTGCTCTTCCATATTCTCAACCATTTTCTGAGCGACTTCTGGAGTTTCACAGATAAGGTGAGCTGGCCGACAGAGTTCGTGGCGTTCAGTGTGCCAGAGGAAGTCTAGCAAAAGCAGTTCTTCTTTCCCTGGATGCAAGCGAGTCCCACGCCCTACCATCTGGCTATACAAGGCACGTACCTTAGTAGGTCTTAACACTACCACGCAATCTACTGATGGGCAATCCCAGCCTTCAGTCAAGAGCATAGAGTTACAAAGAACGTTGTAGCGGTCATTCTCGAAGTCTTCTAAAACCTCTGCACGGTCCTTGGACTCTCCATTGACTTCAGCAGCGCGAAAACCTTTTGCGTTAAGGATGTCGCGAAACTTCTGCGAAGTTTTGACCAAGGGCAAGAACACGACTGTCTTGCGGTCTGCACATTGCTTGACCATTTCATCTGCTATCTGTTCCAGATACGGGTCTAGTGCCGTTCCGACATCGCTCGCTTTGAAATCGCCAGCTGACATACTGACATTTGATAAATCTAAGCTGAGCGGAATTGTCAAAGCCTTGATTTTTGATAGGTAGCCTTCTTGAATAGCTTGTACCAGCGAATATTCGTAAGCGAGACTGTCGAAGTAAGAGCCGAGGTTCTTCATATCTCCACGGTCTGGGGTCGCTGTTACTCCCAATACATTCGACTGTTCAAAATAACCAAGAACACGCTGATAACCGTCCGAAATAGCGTGATGGGCTTCATCGACTACAATCGTATCGAACCAGTCCGGAGGGAATTGACTAAGTCGCTTCTCTCTCTGCATGGTTTGGACTGATCCAACGACAACCCGATACCATGAACCGATAGAGGTATTCTCAGCTTTTTCTAAGGCCGTGCCGAGTCCTGTCGCAGTCTTGAGCTTATCGCTAGCCTGCTCTAAAAGCTCTGACCTATGAGCAAGGACAAGCACACGCTTGCCCTCTTTCACTTGGTCTTCAATGATTTTGGAAAAGACGATTGTCTTCCCGCATCCTGTTGGTAACACTAAGAGCGTGCGCTTGCGACCTTTAGCCCATTCAGCTTGAACAGCCTCCCGTGCTTCCTGTTGATAAGGTCTTAATTGCATCCCTTACCTCCTAGAATTGCCCGGCTTGGTATCCAGCTTGTGCTTGTG